CGGCGTTACCGTTTTTTTTTCAGTGTCTTCAGTTTCTTTTTCAGCAGCCTTAAAAAATGTGCTTTCCATAATCGCGTTAAACAAGGCTTCTGCAACTTCTCCCGATTTGTCTAACCATATCTCTTCTAACAAAGCGCCAACGTCTTTTAGTGTAATGTCGGGAGTTTCATCAAGCAAACCAGCCCAAAGGAAACCACGAAGAGCATGAAGAGGTAGCACAAGTCCGGATTTGCCCGACTTGGCATCTTCTGCAAGTTTGCTAAATTTTCGCAAATCCAAAATTGTCAGATTACATTCTCTTTCTAATTCTGCAAAAGCATTAAAATCGAAGCAAAGCCGCCTCTGCCTGTCCAGCATAATAGGAATAGACTTAACAACTGGCATGGTTTCCTGCCTTAGCTTGCTGTAATATCAAGCTCGTGAGTTCCGCGAATAACAAAACTGATTTCAGCCGCGCCTGCATGTGGCCCGGGATAAGTGATGTTGGTCACGAAGCCTTCGCCGGTTTTTGTAATCGTGCCGTCTGCCATTGTGATAACGATAGTCAGAAAAGACGGCGTACGATCGTGCCAGTGCCAGTCTAAGAGCTGCCGTGCAGCATCATCGTAGATGTAAAGCCCGCTGCCGTTTATGACCCAATCCCTTAGACCCGGGGTGAATTCTTTCCACCAACTCGAATCTCTGTTAGTGAGATCGATTTCTTCCTGGCCCTGCGTGAGCGTAAAATCCCGGCTTTCTGCCAATGCTTGGCCCTCGATAGAGAGCGTCATTAAAACACCTGATACTCCTTCGGTAGTCATAATATTAACCTCCTAATATTATTTTCGTATATTTAAGTAGGACTCATGTCCTGACGAAATCTTTTTTATTGTAATGTATTTCATTTTTTTCACGTTGGTGACATATCTTGACGAAACCGAAGAACGCCGTGCCTGAGCTGTAGTTCCGGATTTTCCGGATCCAATATGATGTCGGCATAATCTAAATAAAAATAAATTGCATTGTATCCCACTATGGTCAACGCAGATGAAGAGAGCGCCTCGATAATATTGTTCTGCATGTCAGCACAAGCCTTGTCGCCTAAACCAGAAGCCTTGTCTACCCAACTATCGACCTGAATAGCATTATCTTCCGCCTCGGTGTCTCTCGTTTCATATTCTGCCGATCGCACGCCCGCTGGCTTCCCAATTACGTGATATGGATATGCGGTTCCCTTAGGCACATGGTTATAAAACGCATAGGTCAGCGTTGAGGCATGTGTCGTTAACCGCCCATATACCGCTGTTAAAAGCGCTGAAAATCCTAGTTTTCTTGTTGGCATCGTTAAAACCTATTTAAAACATTGTGCAATCCGTGTTTATTATAAAAATAATTATATGACGATGATCGCCTGTAATAATTATAATTCTGATCATGCGCTGAGCTTATGTGGGTCCCGCTGGCGTTAACACAGGCCGCCACCTTCCAGGCTGTTTTCTTTAGCCCTAAGAAGAAATCTAAATGTTCCCACTCGACTTTTATTCTATTGTCCCAAGTTACGTCGTTGAAAACAGCTCTTTTTGCCAGAAAGAAATTAACAACTTGATCGGCATAAACATACATCGCATCGCCTTCCAGGTGCAATTTCCTCGAGCTTGGGTGCCGCTTAAGCATTCCCCGATCAACCTCAAGCCGCAAGCCCTTTTGATAGTTTTCGTTTACCAGGTGATCTCCACTTTCTGAAAAAAGCATCCCCGAGCAAACGCCAATATCGCCGCTTGATTCCAATACTGTCATCATGTTTATAGCAGACTTTGGATCCTTAAACAATATATCGTCGTCCATAATTAAAATATAATCTTCATCGGATCTTTTTATGATCTCGTTGCGTCCTACAGAGATCCCACTATTGAAAGGAAGCCGAATCACTACATGGCCATCGCGCTCAAGGCATTGATACCGATATTCTTTTTTGTCGGATATCGGCCCATCATCGGCGATATAAAGCGTATATGGATATGGAAAATGCTTCTCTATTGAATCCAGCGCTCGGAATAGCGAATCTTCCCGATAAAAAGTTTTTATGCCAATGGCAACGGTTGCCTTATCCTTTGCCTTGAGGTTGTTTTTTGCACCCTTCTTTTTCGGGATCAAGAACCCTATTCTCAGTGGGTTGTGCTTACCCCAGGCCTTGTGCCAGGAGTTCCAGATATATTCTATTCCCCACTTCTCAGAAAATATTTTTCCTCCGTCGGTTCTCATTCGGTGTTTTGCAAAATCTTTTTCATATGCCGTTGGCTTATGCAGCATATTTATCGTATCCGTATAAACGACCTTCCAGTTGGCATTTTTCTTGACCGAGAAAAAGAAATCCTCATGCTCTGGCCAAGTCTTGATTTTTGGATCCCATCGCTGACTTTCCCAGACCTCTCGCTTCATCATGAATACATTGAGCACTATATCGCAATACATATACCTTGCGCAGACGTTCGAGTTCCATTCAAACTTCTCTATCCGCTCTATGTATAAGGTTGCTTTTTCGGCATACATCCAGGCCTCATAATGGATATCAGTCAGGTGATTAGCATATCGCTTCATGAGCTTACCGCCAGCGATACCGACATCTTCTTTTGCTGCCAAGATAGACATCCAGTTTTCCAGTTTTGTTTCTTCGGTAAAAACGATATCATCCTCACAGATCATTACATATTTATATTGCGCCGGCATTTTTTCAAAAGTCTTATTCCTTGTTTCCCCGACCCCGCAATCAAAAGGCGCCTTTATATAATCACATTTCTGTTGATTCAGAAATTCTGTTTTATTCTTATTGGCCTTTCCGTTATCGCCGACAAATATTGCTATATCGGGATAATATTTACGGATAGACTTTATACATCTGAAAAGAGCCGCATCTCGCATAAACGTCGTTATCAATATCGCTGTGCTGCTAAAAACCCCCCTTGATGCTTTAGTAATAATCTTTGCCGCCCCTTGCCCACCCCATCCGGATTCGTTTCTCGTGATCGGCAGGAGGCCTGATTCTACCTGTTTAAGCCTATGCCTGTTCCCGACAACATAGTCTCTGTTCTTTTCGTTGTTTTCTGTCTCGTGGAATTGGTGGAAAAAAGAGGTCTTCCTTTCAATCCAGATACTTTTCAATCCATCTTGTACGGCGCGCAAATAGAAGTCCGTGTCATCTGCGCCCCACATCGAATATTCTTCATCAAACCCGCGAACCTTAGTGGCCCATTTTTTTGAAAACACCTGGCATCCACCATAGCCAAAGGGCGGGCGCAATTCCGAAACCTTATTCATCCACAGAAAATCATCTAACTTTCCGTCATAATTTCCAGGCAAGTCGCTTATCCGGCAATGGATTATTTTATCCTCTGCCATATGCTGCAGCACAGTTTCAACGAAATCTGGGGCAAATATACAATCAACATCGGTCGTCATGATGAACTTTGCTTTGGCGTTTCTTATGCCGATATTCCTGGCTCTTGAAATGTTCCAAACATCACCAGTCTTGGTATATATATGCCGGGCCCCAAGCTTATCGCATATCTCTTTATGCTTTCGCCTGTAATATGGATCGCTATCAAGATCAGCCACAATGACGTCAATCTGGTCATAAGGGACGGTTTGCTTCGATAGGCTGCTTAGACAATTTTTAAGACGCTTAGTTTCACGGTGATAATCTTTTGTGTTTTTCAGCGGCACAACGATTGTGAGGAGATGCTTTTCTTTCATTTTGCTTCACCGAATGATTCCATGTCTTTTGAGTCCGAATCAAAAACCCATTCTTTTCCTTGTTTTTCCCAGTGTAGGTTGATCTCGTCTAATATCGTTGTATATCGCGATGGCACTGGCATGTTAATCGTATTTTCATTTCGATCAAAGGATGGCAACGCATTGACTTTCTTATAAGCAATGTCGAAGTGATCAAAAAGCTTATAGTATTCCTCCAAGTTGTTTAGGTTCTTAAAGTCAAAATCATATGTTTTAACAAATCGAGAGCGCCAGTGATAGAATCGCTCGCGCACTTCGAACCAGTTCCACATTATGTTCTCATAATAGAGCATCGGTTCTTTAGTTCTCAGTCGGTTCTTTTTCCAGTGTGATTGCAGCAGCCAGTCGTAGCCGAATTTCCAGCCGCGCTCAGCATGCGATAGAAACGTATCCATCGGATTACGATGCAGGTATATGCAATAAACATCGTCGAATCTAGTTAAAATTGGCACAACGAGCGACTTTATAAACATATTGTTAGCTTCGAAATAGTTGCCGTCTTTTGAATAGTGATCTATTTTATCTAATTTGATGTTAAAAATATGGCGAGTGCTGTCAGAGATTTCGAGAGTATTGTTGATTTCTTTTGACGTTGCGCCGATGCAATAAGGCGGCATCTCATGATACGAAGGGATTTGCGTGAGCAAATCAAAAACAGAGGCCATATATTTTGTTCCACATCTTCCCGTCGAGCAAACAAATATTTTAGACATTTGCTTTTTCCATAAAATAGCCTTTCCAGTAACTTCGGCTAAATCCCGTTTTGCAATGACAAGCCATGCAAAGGCTAGTCAAATTAGAAGAATGATTGTTTGCCTTATCGTAATCTATGTGATGGACTGCAAGGCTTTTTTTTGATTCTGTTAAATTTTCTTCTTGTGTTTTTCCGCATTTTTGACATATGTAATTATCTCTTGCGCGTATTTTCTCTCTTAGCTCTTTATTGAATTCCGGAGTATAGGGCAAAAACGAAAGACCGCCCCTCCAATTGGGAGCTTTTTCTTTTACTGCTCCAAACATAGGGTTTTTATTGCCTCTCATTGCTTCAGATCTTTTTTCTCGCTCTTCTTTTGTAATTATCCTACCATGCGCAGGATTGTTTTTGCCGTATCGATTAACTCCGTACATTGGATTGTCTTTGCCGACTAATTCTCCTCTTTTCATTCTACAATGTAAACAGCCGCAGCTCTTTTTGTGTTTTATTTCTTCTCCTCTTTTTCTTTTACAGACAAAACAATTACATGCTTTGGGGTGATTTTTCTGCAACTCGCTTAATTTAAATCTTGTTCTTTCGGTTACTTCGTTTCTCTTTCTGGCCTTTATGTTATGTTTTTTTAGCCAATTTGAAATGCAGACGTCGCTACATTTTGCAAGCACGGCTATTTCAGCAATGGTTAACCCTTCGGTAATATACTTTTTATATAACCAGTCCTTGTTTTTATATAATTCGTTTCTTTTAATATTTAATTTTTTCAACCAATTGCAAATTGCCGAGCTGCCGATATTGTAAAATTTGGCAATTTCGCCTGGACTTGTCCACTCAATTACATACTTCTGATAAAGCCATTCTTTATTT